TTTGGCATTGGTTTTTCTTTTTCGTTTTGGTGTTGGTGTTGGTGCTGGTGCTTCCGTCTGCTCATCTGCTTCGATTCCCTCGTATCGGATTGGTGCAGTTGCTGTCTCCTTCTCGAATAGATAGCCAAATCCTATGCTGACATAGTACTGGTATCTCTTCACATCTATATTGTCAACAACGACTGTCATGTTTCCGAGCGAGGTATTCTTGACGATAGTCTTGCCCTTGTATTCATCTTTTATTCTCATGGTGTATGGTTTTTAGTGTGCTTTTTATGTCAGAGATTAGGTAGTGCGCTGACGTCACTGGGATGTTGAAATACTGCGCCATTGATCGTGCTGTTGTCAGCCCCTTATCGAAGTATGCCTTGGCAACTGCAATCTTCACATTGTCTGTGAGCCCATCTCGGTAGATGTCCACCGATGACTTCCATCCCTGGTACTGCTGCTCGATGGCGATTTTGTAGTTGAGGTCCTCCTCATCATCGAATTGGTCTGGCACTGCGATTTCTGATGCCAGGATTCGCTCATCCTTGAAGCTGTTGACGTTCTTCCAAATCACTTGACGCTTGATTGAGTTGAGGATATAGCTCTTGACCTTGCCGACATCCTCGGTGTTGTCATTGATTTCGAGGCAGTGAAGGTATGCGTTGGAGATGACCGTGTCGATAGTGAGTTTCGGATTGTACTTGGAGCAGAAGTACCTGGTGTATCGGTACAGCTCCTCATAGTGGGACGATATGTAGCGGTCAAGCGTTGCCTTCATACCAGTTGGTGAAGTCTTTGTACCAGATTTTGCGTCTGATTTGCGAGCAGAAGCACTCACGATCAGGCTGCCCGGTCACGCTGACCTTGATGCGCTTGAGTTGGTTCAGCACTTTCTTGGTGAGACGTTCTTTCTCATCCATTTGTTGCACTGCTGTGATATATTCTATTTGCTCTCTATCCATTCGCTGATGATGTAGGCACCCATCGCTGTGATTGCTGCCGTATATATATTGCCTGAAAGTATCAGAGCAGTCCAAAATGAGGTGCACTTCCAGCAACCAAAGCCAGCGTGAATGTAATCACCGAGCTTGGAGCTTGGGATGACTCTCATGAATGTGAAGTCGATGACCCAGTGCAGAGGCTCGAAGTTGGCGATGAGCCACCCGAGTGCGAGGTATTGTATCAGTTCCATAGGTCAAAGATAGTTTTAATAATTAAAATGATAGCTACTGCTGTCAAGAGTATCATGGTGCCGATTGCAGCCATCTCCTCACGTTGATCGTTTTGGTTTAGTTTCATAGGTCTTTCGGGTTAAGGAATACACTTCCTTTGATTTTGTTTTCGATTACTATTTCATTATCTTGTTGGATTTCATTTTGTTTTTTCTTATTCTCAAAATACTCATCCCACTTCCTATTTTGCTCACGATTGGTGTATATCTGATAAGATAATGCTAATATGCTTGCTATAAGAGCTGTAATTGATAGTATCATTCTTCTTCGTTTACTATTTCTAAATGTCCGTCAAATTCGTATCCAGTCAACCTGATGACACGCTCAATGTAGAAGAGCAACTCTTCAAGGTCAACATCATCGTGTTCGAACTCATAGGTCGACTTGTGTCCGTATTGGGTTATTTCTATTTTCATTATTCTTGTTTAGTTTACATTTCATGTTTAGATATGTGGCAATTTTTACCCCTTATCCTTGTTTGATTTGATTTCACTCTTCAATTTTTCGATATACAGCGTGGCATCCATCATCTCTTCCTGGAGGTGATTCAGCCAATCGATGAGGTTCAGGTCATCACGATCTAAAGTGCGCCCATATTTCTTGATGCCGAGCTGGCTGCGCTCATAATACTTAGCGAGTACTTTGAGTACAATTGGGTCTTGTATTTGCTGTTCCATCAGTTAAGGCTTGACCATTGTTCATAGAATTCTTCTGGTGTTACTTCCGAGATGTGCACCTCATCAGAAACGGTTAGTACTATGCAATAAGAGCACCCTTTGAGTTCATTCAAGAGGTCCTCCAATCGCTTCACAATGTTGTCAAGTCCCTCATTCCTGGTGCCGACATATCCGATGAAGTATCTCATTTCATTAGAAAGTTGAATGCTTGAATATAGAACTCATCTCCAGCACCTTGACCTCTCATAAATCGGTTCAGTGTGTAGTATCTGAGATTCATATCCTCAGCCAAATGTGTCATTTTGTAGCGTTTTGAGAGTCGGGACCTCAACTCTTTGTGGATGAAGTCCCGAATGTTCTCGCCATCAGAAAGGTAAATCGTCATCGATTTCATCTGAGATAGGGTTTGATGGTGCTGATGCTGGTTTTGCGATGCGGATATCCCAAGCATTGAGGCTGACATAATACTTGCCATTGTACTCACGACCTCTCAAGTCGAACTTGACCTCACATTCCATTCCTGGTGCTGCATTGTCCAGGAACTTCACTCTCTCATTGACAGCTTGAAATTGTACCAGCTGCGGATACTTGTCACCGATGCTGAGCACAAACTCTCTGATGTTCATCTTCTCACTTACTTGTTTGGCTTCACCGAGCTGGTGAATGGTGCCTTTTGCTTTTAGCTCTTCCATTTTTATTTGTTATTTATTGTTTTAATAATTTTTTTACTAAGTATTCTTTATATTCATCAACCTCCCAAGGTAGTTCATGCTCAGATTTGCTTTGAATAATTGCTTCCGCTTGCATTCTGGCAATTGATTTAATCAACTCTTTATTTTCAATTTTATTAGAATCTTTCATCCAATTTATAAACCTACCTATCATTTGAGTACTCGTCAAATCAGTTTTTTTAAGACATTCTTTCCATGATTTATATTGATTTTCAGTAAGTCTAACGCTGATGAATTTTGTTTTCAATTGACTTGTTTTCATTTTACTTCTGATTCAATTGTTCATAATATTCATGATATAAATCGGATGCTTCTTTAAGGCGAGCAACCATCTTAGCCTCAATATCCTCATCTCTATCGTACCAGAGAGCTGTAATTCGTTTTTCAGGATTGATGTGGTCGACTCTGTGCAGCTGGAGATTCTCATATTCGTTGAGGAACTCATCCCAGGTAGTGACCATGCAGTATATCAGCTCGGCACATGGCTTATCATATAGCATCATGTATGCTCTGAGCTGCCATTCATAGAGTGGGTTGACAGCATCTTCCGCAAGTGCCGGGAATGTATCCAGTGACCACGATGTTTTGACATCAATCACTCGCTGCTCGATGACAATATCAGCAGTGCCGATGAGATAGTCATTCTCGATGGTCACTTCATTCTTGACGTAGTTGGTGAACCTCACCGAGTTGATGAGGTTGATTGACTCCAGCTCTTGCTCTCTACCCTTCCAGATATATTTGTTGTTGAGTTCTGTGGTGTAGTTGTAGAAATCTTCCTTTGCACACTGCTTGATGTAGCTCTTGGCTGTTTCTCCGATGCTGTCCTTGGCTCTGCCATTGGTCATCAGCTTACCGATTTGCGATGGATGCCATTTCATAGTGCAAGCATTTTGGATTGAGCTTCAGTGAGTGCGTAGTTGGAAGCCAACTGCTCTGCGGTATACTTGCCAGCTTCGATTGATTCGAGTGCTTTCTTGAAGCGGTCATCTGTGATCGTTGGCTTTGATGCTGCACCTTGAGATGCTGTATTGCCATCATCGTCAACAGCTTGAAGTGAGAGCAGTGACTGCAAAGTACCTCTTCTGAAGTAAGTGACAGCAGCGAGCACCTTTTGTGGGTCTGTGATGACTGGAAGGCTCATGAATGACTCGATGACCTCACCAGAATCGATGTCGATGATACGAGTCACCACATCATTGCCCACCACTGGCTGCAAGAGTAGCAGTCCATGCTCGTGGAGGATTGGCTCCACCGTTGTGAGCAGCGCATTGATGTCGGCATAGCTCTTTTTAAAATGAGGATTCGTTGCATTCTTTGCAACCTTCCCAATCTGCTGCTTGGCAGCGTGTAATTTTTGCCAAATGTTCATTGGCTCTGCGAGTGTAGCCTCCGCTTTCTTTGTAGTCATAATCGTTTTTTTTTGTTGTTTTGAATTGTAAATATACGCTTTTATTTGATTGATTCGCAAAACTGCTCATAAAATTTCAAGAATCCTTCAAAATCTCTCGCAATAACGTACACACCACCAGCTTCCTCGATTGCTTTCTGGTATGCTTTCTGTGCATCTGACTGTCTATCCTTGCCATACTTGACCTCAATCTTGACAGACCTCCCCTTGATCGTTGCGGAGATATCTGCCGAGCCTGGTGTGCCGGTTCCCTTGGTCCACTGACCACCGATAGCGACTCCATCAGTGCGGTATTTCTTGCGATAGACTCCCATCGTGTTGATGCGCTCCGCTTGGCAGTTGTTGAACTGAAGGAATGCGATGATTGACTTGGTCAGTGCATTGGCTGAGTTGTCATTCCATTGGTCCAGAGCGATGAGATGCGGTGGGATGGTTGGATACTTTTCCATTTTGTGCTTCAATTGTAAATCTTTTAGGATTTGTCGGTGTTGTCTGGTCATTGCTTCATTGTTTTTTCAGATTCTTTCAATAGCTCTAATGTCTTTTCAAAGCCAATAATTTCAACAACTTTTCCGATAAATAGCTGCCTTGTTAGCTTTTCTTTTTTTTCCATTTCTTTTGCTTCTGGTATCAATTTATTTATCCAGATATCAAGTTCTGAATCTGGTTCAAACCAAACTTGTTTTTTAAATTCAGTTAGAAACCAATCGAGTGCTGTCTTTTTCATTGCTTCGCTTTTTCATTTAACTCATCCCAAATATCATCATCTTCTTGAGTAGGTTTGGGAGTTCCCGACTCGAGAAGGAAGTATCTTCCATTGTGATTGCGCCCTTTTGTGACGTTGTAGCCTTTGTAGTCAGCATACGACTGTACCCATTTGAGGAATCTGCGTGGCTCGAGCTCTTTGAATGAGGTGAATTCGGAAGTGAATTCTTGAATCTTGCTGCCGTTGTAGTGGTACACATCGAGAGCAAGGTTGCCTTCCTCCACCCAATCAAAGAAGTCTTTGCACGTTGCCTGGATGAATCGCTTGGCATCTGCGTTGATGCTGATGGCTTTCATCAATCCATTTGTCAGGTACTTCTGGAGATTCTTTACCATGTAGTTGTCAAACTTCAACCAATCCTCATCACCCCATGAGTCGAATAATAGCCGACCATACTCATCGAGTGGGCTGCGCTTGCTATGGAAGTACTGATAGAACTCCAGCTCGTGACGTCTGCGATCATGAGAGCTGCCAGCACCACTGATGACATAGTTGGTAGTGATGACAATTTTTGGCGAGCGGTTGAATGGGATGAATATCTCGTCTTTGTTTTTGCGGTTGACGGTAATTCCCTCAGTGATGAGGCTGAATAGCTGCTCGAAGTCAAATGCTTTGCGAACATCATCGAAGGCAAGAATCTGCGTATCGAGGTTGACTCGCTGATAAACGAAGTCAGACTTGGATGGGTTGAATGACTTGCCATCTATCTTGACCACTCTGCGCAGATTGTTCAGCGCAGCGAGCATGAGTGACTTGCCTGACCCTCCATTCGGGTTGTCATCGATTTCTTGGTCATTGAAGATGATTGCTTTCTGGTCTGTTTTGTCTTTGAAGGTGTGCATCAAGTAGCCGAGTGTTGTCTCAAGGGCATCCACTCTGCCGCTGTCATCTGCTGACACCTTGCTGACGAAATCTTGGAAGTCATTGGTGCAGTCATCCAGCAGCGTGAAGTCACGCTCGATGATTTGATTCTCCCAGATGTAGCCATCGACATCGATGTAACTCTTTAGCTCTACCTTGTCCTTGGATATCTTTGCCACACCATTCTTGAATGGGATATAAGACGCATCCTTGCTATCTTGTAGCATCAGTATGTTGATGCTGTCAATCATATTGATGAAGTTCTCATTGAAGAGGAATGCATTCCTGGAGCAGTAGTTCCAGACATCCATTTCACCCTTGCTTTGGAGATAGTCGAGCACAAAGTCCTTGATTTGTTCAGCCGATGATATCTTGACCTTGTTCTCCTTGACTCTGACAAATGTTGGCTTCTCTGCATTCTCTGGATAGTACTTATTGAATCCGTTCTTGACCAGGAATTCAGCGTAGTTGGATGGCTTGATTGTGATTGTACCCTTCTCATTGACGGACCAGAATATATCATCACCTGTCTGAATCTCTTTTTTTATGTCCTCAATGACATCCTCTCGCACATTGAGCTGCTTCTTGATATCATCGTCAGGGATGCCGCTCTTGAGCTTTTGACGTACTCTTTGGAAGGTATCCTTGTCCTCGAAGTATTTGATGCCGTAGGAGGCTTTCTTGTATGCCGAGCGAATGGTTGTGACCATCTCTTGCTCACTGAAGCTGGTGCCTTGAGCATACTTTGTCCAGATGTACTGTTCTGCCGTATCCTTCCCAATGCCATACTCGCAGAGAACTGCTGCTAATTTAAACACAAATTCATTGCGACTGCCATCCTCGAATTGACATCCATGGTCAAAACGCTCAATCAAGCTGATGATTTTGTCCTCATCGGATAGGATGCAGATGGGAGTGCGCTCAGTGTAGGTGAATCCTTGGTCTTGCTCGATGCCTTCGAACACCTGGCAGAACTCACTGAAGTAGATGTCAGGGTCATAGGATTCGAAGCACACCCGACTGACGTTGCTGTTCTTGACATCGAAGTATTCACTTTGGAAGTACTTGCCGAATGCAGTGAATCTGCGCTTGTGCTCTACCTTGTCCGACTTTGGGATTCTGATGACAGCTTTCAAGCCATTGCCAGATGGAGAGGTGAACACCATCATCACATGGGGGTCAGCAATCAGCCGCTTCCTTTCCTCCATCATCAGCTTCTTGGTTGGATATTGGTCGAAGTCCAGGATGCACAGACCAGAATGCTCAACCAAGCTGCTGTCGTTTCGCTCGGTGAAGGTACCATTGAACATGATGGCATTAAGTGACGACTTGAGTCGGTCATGCTCGGGGTCTGCCTTCTCAAGTGATCGTATGGTTGATACTTTTTTGATGAGCTCTGGATTGCCGAGTCTGATGCGGTTGTATACCTCCTGAATGGACAATTCAAAAGGGGTCTCTTTGATGTTAAAGAGTGATTTAAAGATTGATACTTTCATAAAATGTTGTTTTGTTTTACTTGAATTGCTTTTTGTTTAGCCTCTTCAAAAGTATAAAATGTTCCAAAGTGAACATCCTTTCCATTTATTCTAAATTGAACACGATATTTTTTATTTCTATCATAATTTATTTTAACTCCAGGATAGAATAATTCACTTTGTATTTTGGTAGATGATGAGTTTAAAACGTTATCTCTTTTTGTTACCCATCTTAAATTGTCAAGACGGTTGTCATCTCTGACTCTATTGATGTGGTCGCATTCCATTCCTTGTGGAGGCATACCAACAAAAGACATTAAAACCAAGCGATGGATATCTATAAATTTTGGTTTTAACTTATAACTCCTTAATCCAACACATAAATATCCTTTAGTTCTTTTTTGTGGCTTTAATATTTTCTCTTTTTCTCTTTTCAAAGATTTCACTCTTCCAAGGTTACTGACTTGATAGTCCAGGAATCCTGGGATATCTTTCCAAATTTCTACCATATGTAAAATTTAAGTAATAAAAAAAGCCTCATAAATCCATCGGGTCTCACTTCGATTTCATTATAAGGCTTCAATAATACCTTCAGGTTCTATGATGTGAGACCGAACCAGTTACAAATATAACGAATG